GTACTCGTTACCACCCCGCTGATTTGTACAACGACCTCATGTCTATGGCTGAGGATATCTACGACAAAGAGTTCAATAAGATTGCTGAAGAAAGCATCTATGAAGTCTTTGAGAGAGCAGTAGAAGAGAATGGTGACGGTACTGGACAGTTCCTCTGGCCCCGTCAACAACGTAAAGATGGTAAGTGGTTTGGTTTCGATGCCCAGATCTTGGCTAAGAAGCGTGGACAGTACTTGGACAAAGGACAGTTCAGGGCACAGTACTACAACAACCCATCTGACCCTGACAACGTACCAGTAGGTAGCGACAAGTTCCAGTACTACGACCGTAAGTTCCTGAGACTTGAGAATGGCTACTGGTTCTACAAAGAGAACCGTCTTAACGTCTTTGCTGCTGTAGACTTTGCATTTAGTTTGGGTAAGCGTTCTGACTCTACTGCCATTGTCGTTATCGGTGTTGACTCAGAGAACAACGTACTGGTCCTAGACATTGATCGCTTTAAGACTGATCGTATCATTGAGTACTTCGAGCATATCCTAGTACTGTCTAACAAGTGGTCGTTCAGGAAGATGAGGGCTGAAGTTACCGTTGCTCAGGTAGCAATCGTTAAGCAGCTTAAGGAACTAATCAAGCAGCACGGTCTATCTATTAGTATCGAAGAGTATCGTCCTAACAAGCACCAAGGCAACAAGCAAGAACGTATCGCTTCTATCCTTGAACCTCGTTACGACAATATGCAGATGTGGCACTATCGTGGTGGCAACATCCAGATCCTAGAAGAAGAACTATCTACACGTAACCCTGCTCACGATGACGTAATTGACGCTCTAGCTTCTGTAGTTGATATGGCTATTGCTCCAAGTAAGACTATCCACAGACAACGTAAGAGTAATGTGGTTTGGTCTTCACACAAATTTAGAGGTGCTGCATAATGGCAGGTGAAACTATCGACATCATGCACGTACTAGGGCCAGACAACTTGGCTGTAGAGATTGCTAATCGCTGGCGTGAGTGGTCTGAACTTCGTGTTAGCTGGACAGAAGAGAAGAAAGAACTTCGTAACTACCTGTACGCTACCGACACTAAGACTACAGGTAACGCAGTTCTTCCTTGGTCTAACACTACGACCACCCCTAAGCTTACGCAGATCATGGATAACCTCCATGCTAACTACTTCGCTACTCTGTTCCCTCAGCAGAAGTGGATGCGGTTTGAAGGTTCTGACAAAGACGGGAACATGAAAGCCAAGCGGGATACTATTCAGTCCTACATGGACAATAAGATCCGTCAGTCTGACTTCGTGAACACAGCCTCTGATCTGCTGTACGATTGGATTCAGTACGGCAACTGCTTTGCTACTGTTACTTGGGAAAACAACTACGTCACCAAAGAGAGTGGTGAAGTGTTTGTTAGCTACATTGGCCCTAAGATGGTGCGTGTGTCGCCATACGATATCGTATTCAACCCTACTGCTGCTTCTTTCACTAAGACCCCTAAGATCATCAAGAGTATCTTGACCCTAGGTGAGATCAAGAAGAAGGTAGAGTCTGATCCAGCTAATGCTCACTTCAAGCAAGTCTTGGACAAGATGCTCCATGCTCGTGCTTACGTAGGCAATAGTGACGGTATGCTGGACAAAGCATCTGGCTTCATTGCTGATGGCTTCTCGTCTATCCAACACTACTACGAATCTAACTTTGTTGAAGTGCTTACCTTCTATGGTGACATCTTTGACTACAACGAACAGACCCTCTGGACTGATCGTATCATCACCGTTGTTGACCGTGCGTACATCATCAGTAACGATGAGAACCCTAGCTGGATGGGCCAAGCTCCTATCTTCCACTCAGGCTGGCGTCCTCGTCCTGACAACCTGTACGCTATGGGTCCGTTGGATAACTTGGTTGGTATGCAGTACCGTATCGACCATCTGGAGAACCTGAAGGCTGATGTCTTCGACCAGATTGCTTACCCGATTATGAAGATTCGTGGTGATGTAGAAGACTTCGACTTCGAGCCAGGTGCGCGTATCTACCTAGGTGAAGAAGGTGACGTAGGCTACCTGCAACCTGATGGTACTGCACTTCAAGCTGACCTTCAGATCCAACTTCTTGAGAACAAGATGGAGGAGATGGCAGGTGCGCCTAAGCAAGCTATGGGTATCCGTACTCCTGGTGAGAAGACTGCCTTTGAGGTACAGAGCCTACAGAACTCAGCTTCTCGTATCTTTGAACACAAGACTGCCCACTTCGAGCGTACCTTCATTGAACCTATCTTGAACGCTATGCTTGAGACTTCTCGTCGCAACATGAATATCAGCGACACAGTTAGGGTTCTTGACGACAACACTGGTGCAGCAATCTTCAGGAGTGTCAGCAAGAATGACATCACTGCTAATGGTAAGCTTATCCCTGTAGGCGCTCGTCACTTCGCTGAACGCGCTCGTCGTGTACAGAACCTTACTCAAATGTATCAGATCAAGTTGTCTGATCCTACTGTTGCAGCACACCTATCAGGTAAAGAGTTTGCCCGTATCATGGCTACTGAGCTAGGTGAGCCTGAGTTGTTTAGCGAGAACATCGCAGTTGCTGAACAGCTAGCTACACAACAGCAGATGCAGGAAGCTGAAGCAGTTAACCAAGAACAGCTTATGATCGCTAAAGAAACAGGTCTTTAATGCAAGCTAAATGGCTTAGTGGACTTAATGGTCCAGATCGTGATCGTCGTAAAGTTGAGGTTATGGGATACCGTAACGCCTTTGATGATCTAAGACAGATTCTCGAACAGCACTACTTAAAGCGTGATGCTGTACGTGATTACTCCCCTGGTTGGGAGTACAAGCAGGTGGCAGTCAATGAGTACAACGCAGTCCTTGACGACATCTTAAACCTAATAGACCTTAACCGTAAGGAATAACAATGAGTGTATTTGACCAAGCCCAGCAACCTGAGGGCACAAGTCAAGCAGCAGAGCAACAAGCTAAGACTACTGAACAACAGGAGTCGTATCTAGCTAAGCTCGTCGCGGTAAAGGGCGACAACTGGAAAGACCCTGAAGTGCTAGCCAAAGGCAAACTTGAAGCTGATGGTTACATTAAGACTCTTGAGGATCAACTCGCAGCAATGCGTGAAGACCTTGGGAAGCAGGAGTACTCTAAACAGTTGCTCGACCAGCTACAGAATAAGGCCACGGCCCCTACCAACGTGAATACTGTAGTACCCAACAAGAATAATGGTAGCACTGATACTGACGGCAATACCCAGCCCCAAGTGAGTGAGGAATCCCTAAAGAGCCTTGTTGAACAGACACTGACCAACCGTGAGAAAGAGTCTACTGTAAAGCAGAACCTTTCCCTAGTTGATGCGGAGTTGGAGAAAGCCTACGGCACTGAAGCTGTAAGCGTTATCCAAAAGAAGGCAACGGAACTAGGTATGTCGGTACAGCGTATGCAAGAGATTGCTGCTGAATCCCCTACCGCTTTCTTTGCTCTGCTAGGTGAACAGAAGAAGTCCTTTAGCCCTATGGTACAAGGATCTATTCGCACTGAAGGTGTTAACCTACAAGCTTCGACGGAACGTACTTGGTCCTACTACCAAGCCCTTCGTCGGGAAAACAAAACCCTGTACTTCAGCCCCAAGGTACAACAACAGTTGATGCTTGATCGCCAACGACTTGGGACTAAGTTCGGTCTTTAATTTAACGGAGAGAATCTATGTCTGGTATGACTACTGGCAATATGGATCTCCTTACTCGCTCTGAGATCTGGTCTGGCGAGCTTAAGGAAATTCTGCGCGACGAAATGCAAGCTCAACGCTACGTGCGTATGCTTGATGGTTTCCCTGATGGCAACCAATTCACCATCCCTTCGATTGGTCAAGCACAAGTTGACAACTATGTCGAAGATGCTGCGGTTGTATACCGCCCAATGGACACTGGTGAGTTCACGTTCACGATTGACAAGTATCTGTCGTCTGCAACGTACATCACCAAGAAGGCTGAGCAGGACTCGTTCTACTCGGCAGAGCTGAAGAGCCGTTTTGTTCCTGAACAAGAACGTGCTATCATGGCTCACTTCGAAGCTGCTACGTTTGCTACGCCTGAAGCTGGTGTCTCGGCTAACTCGGCAGAGAACATCGACGGCATTGCTCACCGCTATGCTGGTTCGGGTACTGGTGCAGTTATCACCGTTGCTGACTTCGCTCGTGCCCGTTATGCACTGAAGAAGGCTAACGTGCCTGACACGAACCTGATTGCTATCGTCGATCCTTCGGCTGAATACACGATCAACACCTTGTCTGATCTGGTATCGGTTGCTAACAACCCCATGTGGGAAGGTATCGTGTCTTCGGGCATCGCTACTGGTATGCGCTTCGTCAAGAACGTGTACGGCTTCGATGTGTATACCTCGAACTACTTGGCTACTGCTACTGACAGCGCGTTGCCCAACAAGGCTTCCACGCCCGCTAACGTGGACTTCTCGTCTGTCAATGGTAAAGTTAACTTGTTCTTCTCGGCTGCAACTACCGCTGCTCCTTTCGTTGGTGCATGGCGTCAGATGCCTGAAGTCGATTACGAATACAGCAAAGACCAACAACGTCACGAGTATGTTACGACTGCTCGTTACGGCGTTAAGCTGTACCGTCCTGAGAACATGGTTCGTGTTATCACGAAAACCAACGTGTAAGGGAGGGATAAACAATGTCTTACAACAACGCTGACGGCCTTTTGGTCCTTACTGATGGCGCACAAGGTGCTGTGAACAATACTGGTTCCGCTGAATACGGTCCCAAGTTCTTGGTCATCAACATCCCTGCTGCTGCTTCTATTGGCTCGGCTACTGTTGCTCCTGCGGCTAATGATGCTTTCATTCCCGCTGGTGCATACATCACTAAAGCTACGCTGATTGTTACCACTGCCTTTACTGGCTCGACTGCTGCCCTGAATATTGGTCTGCAAACTCTGGCTGGCTCGGCAATTGACGCTGATGGTATTGACGTAGCTATTGCAGTTACTGCCATTGACGCAATCGGTGATGTGGTCGCCTGTAATGGCGCTCTCGTTGCTGGTGTTCTGACCGTTGGTTCAGCTAACGCCTATGTGTCGTTTGACTATGATACCGCTGCCTTCACCGCTGGTGCTGGTAAGCTGGTTATCGAGTACATCGGCTAACATGACAAAAGGGGTGGTGCTTCTAGTAGGTTCCACCCCTGCATTTTCCCTCTTGACAAAACCTACAAACCTTGTATAATTGCATTATTGATTGCACCCCCGCCATGTATATACTAATAGGATACACAACTTATGGCTAACGTAAACAAGATGTGCAGCAGTTGTCTTAAGCTCCTTCCTACTCAAGACTTCTATCCTAGTAAGGTTAACAAGGGTGGTCTGACAGGTAAGTGTAAAGTTTGTGATAATGTAGCTAGTCATGTTCGTTATAGCCTTAACAAAGAGTCTTCTATTCAACGTACAAAGGCTTACAAAGCTGAGCATAGGGATGAGACTAGGGCTGATTGCCGTAAGTACTGGTTACTCAATAAAGCTAAGTACGCTGCTAACACCGCTAAGTATAGAGGTATGAAAAGAAATGCTACTCCTACTTGGCTAACAAAAGACCAGCTAGATGAGATAGAAAACTTCTACTGGCTGTCTAACGATCTTACTAAAGTCTCTGGTGAAGTATACCATGTAGATCATATCGTCCCGATACAAGGTAAGACAGTGTGTGGTCTTCATGTTCCGTGGAATCTACAGATTCTACCTGCTGACCTAAACATTGCTAAATCAAATAGGTGCTAATTTGGCGAACGTGAATCACAATACCCTCACAGATCCTTACATACATGAACCTAAGGGAGCATCTACTGCTGCTGCAGGAACTATCTACGTAGCTGATGGAGCAGGTAGTGGTGCCTGGTTAGAGAATAGTCGTACCTTC